CCACCTCCAGGTGCTATCATTTCTGGTTTTATTTTTTTCTTTCCTCCACTAATTGCTTTTTTAGCAGCACCCTTAACTAAACTACCTCCAACTGCTCTTGCTAGTAATGGTAATGCCATTATCTAACCACTCCTAGAATTTTAGATTTGTTAGGATCACCAAATCCAGCATCAAAATTAGGGAGATCCGATCCAGATGAATCACTAGAACCTTTACTACCCGATGAGGGTGTAGGAATCAAATTGATTTGTGGTTGCATCGGCATGGGTGGTCCAACCTGCGGAGTTTCTTTTGATCTCATTCCTATCTTAGCTGGAGTTGAATTACTATCAGTTTTAGCTACCAATTGATCAAGTTTTCCAGGACCACCAAGATTATTGACTGTATCAGCAGGCAACATATACTCGCCAGGTTGTGCCTTAATCAACTGTCGGTCAGCAGTAGCACCCTTTACATTTTGACCTGATGATTCTTTTACTTCACCACTACTTCTCTTCATGTCTGCCAGGACTGCTTCCCTCATTTCAGGAGGTAGAGCCATGACCCTCTTCATGTTTTCTTCTTGACTGTTGCTGTCTACAACAGTTCCGCCCATTGATTTAACAAAAGATTTGGGATCATTTATAGCACCCTGTGCTTTATCAAACATCCCACCAAACATACTCTTTGCTCCTGAGAGCATATGGTTCAATACACCTTTAGCACCACCTTCTTTTGCTGCGCCAAGCATACCTTGAACTTTATTAAATTGATTTGCAGATATTTTTTTACCATCTTTAGAGTACTGCATAGCAGCAGGTTTAGCACCACCTGCTCTTTGAGCGTCCATTCTTTCAAGGATTGCTCTGGTTGCAGGAGGTAAATTCTCTCTACCAACTACTTTACCAGTTGGTTTTGGCATCGTCTTAGGTGCAACTGCTCCAGATGGAGATGAGGTAGAGTATATTTTTTCAAGTTTTTCTTTTAACTTTGCTTGATATGCACCTTGCCCATGTTTTGCATCATAAGCAGCGATTTTCTCTGGGTTTGTTGACTTCATCAAGTCACCCAATCTGCTCTCAGCAGTATCATTGGGATTTAAATCTCCACCTGATACTTTATCTCTCTGTGCCATCTCTCTGGTCAGTTTGGGAGACATCTTCTCTTGCCCAGCATCACCAACCATGCCACCACCAGCAGCATAAGTTATTCCGTCCATTCTCTGGGGGAGATTAGTGCCACCACCAGCAGCGTTCATTGAACCAAGCATTCCAGAACCATATTTCTGCACGGCACCTCTGCTCATGACAAATTCACCAGGTGCCAACATAGCAGGCACGGTGTCTTTATTTGGTCCTCCACCAGGAACCATACCACCATTCATCATCTTTTTAGGTGCTGGATCATCTTTTGTAAGATCTACATCATCCTCACCACCATCCATCATCCTACCAGCTAAACCAGCAGCACCAACTGCTAGTCCAGCTATTCTTCCCATCGGAGACTTTAAAAATCTCAATAAACCAGGAAGTAATCCAAGAAGTTTTGGTACAAACTTAAATACAATACCTACAATTGACTTTAATAACCCACCCAGTCCTGTGCCGAATAAAAGAACTGCTGTGACAATCGTTGGCCACCAGTCTTTAAAAAATCTAAGAAGACTTTGAAGTTTCTTTTGATTTTCTGGATTTCCCAACCAATCAAGAATACCCATCAAAACTCTACCAAGTATGATGGTTTTGATAAAGTTAAATAACTTTTCGAGTGGTCCTTTAACTGGTTGTATTAATTTACTTCCTAGATTTTTAAGTCCCTCAAATCTTTTCTTCTCTAATTTGTTTTCTGCACCAGTTCTTTTTTTTCTTTCTCCACTCTTCCTCTCATCTTCAGATAATTTTTTAGATATATTATTACTTGCCTTCAAAGAATACAAGATGGACTTAACTGACTCAGAGATGTCAGTTAAAATCTTGATGATAGACTCTTGTTCAGGTCCAGTCTCCTCTGCTACTTGAGGTTCAGCAGTGCCTGGTAAGAGTTTTTGAGGATTAATATTTGTTGTTTTCCCAGTCAGTTTAGGTGCAGACTTTAACGAACCAGCAGATATCTTTGTCGTCTTTGCTTGTGGTTTTCTTTTTCCTTTTCTAATCTTTATAACTTCTTCTCTAAGAGCAGCACTTCTTTCATCACCCTTACCCTTTGTTTTAAACTCAATGGTGGCAATTGCCTCCATTAAGGCACCAAGATAATCCTGTTCGGATAAATCGTCAAGATCTATACCTAACTCAAGAAGTATATCAATAGGATCAAGGGTTTTAGATGCCATTACCTGTTAGCGTTCGCTTGTTGTTGTTTTAACTTTTCATCCTCAAGATGTTGTTGAAGCAAACCAACATAGATGTCTCGTTCCCATGGAATGAGATTCTCAATCTCCGTCAATGAGTATTTATGATACTGCATCAAGGAAAAGTTAAGACGGTAGTAACCCTCCAAACTCATATGAGAGAGGGCTACGCGAAAAAACTTGCTAATCCCTCAAGCACCACCTCACTCTCAACTTTAGTTTTTGGATTCGTAACCTTTATTGTATGAGATAGTTTAGGCATAGTCTCAAAGAATTTTTCAATGTCTTTAAACTGTGCCGAGTTCATCTGCTCAAGAAATTCCTTAATTTCTTTTTTTGTGCAGTCCTCTGCTGCCCATACTTCATCTTCACTAAAAATATTATTGACGCATGATGCAATTAAATTAAACGATTGATCCATTGAATTTTCATCATTGAAATCAAAGTTATTTTTAATAAACTCATCAAGTGATGGATACTTCATTTCCATCATCAGCGTGTCATCAAGTTTAATTTTATTAGTATGGTCATCACTTTTTTGAACTTGTATATCATCCAAGTCAATAGTCACAGGAACTTGAGTTGCCTCATCATCTGGACAAATTACATTGACCTCAATTTCCTCTCCTACAGACTTACCACGAATATTGAGAAACAGATATTCAATATCAAAAGTAGGGAGTGCCTCTACTTTGATACCCTTCGTCAGGATACAGTTTTTGATTACAGTCTTGATTGCATTTGTAATCTGTTTATTATCTTCACTCTCTAGAGCAATAACCAAAACTTTCTCTTCTTTAACAAGAAAGGGTCTATAATTAATCTCTTGTCCTGTAGATGGCAACTCAAGTGCGTAAGTTGGGGCAGCAATTTTTGGTAAAGGCATAATATCCTATAGTTCTTTCAGTATGATTATTTATTGTGGTTTTTTAAATTTATATTTCCCCGCGAGCAAACGCTTGAAGTTCTGCTGCATATGATTTAGTGACCTGATCACCCACTTTTCCTCTTTTAGCGACATCATCATCTGAGTTGAGAAGAGATGCATTAGATTGTTTTTCACTTTGTTTTTTCAAAGCGGGCGTGGTTTTTGATCCTGGCGATTGTTGAGAGTCAGCAGGAGAACCAATCTCGTTCACAACATATCTTAAATAACTGAACGAAACGGTGCATTTTAAAAGTGATGATGAATCATATGAGACTGGCATTGATGAAATTGTAAATGGATATGCATTCACAAATGTATATTCGATATTATTTGCATGGTCTCTCTCAAATTTTCTAACTTTTAATCCAGAGGATGATACATATTCATCACTATATCTTACACGATATGAATAATCTTGACTAATAGGATCAGCACTATCAACCCCATCTTGCAACATAATAGCATCAATCCACTTTTCAAAGAAGCGAATAGTCATATATTTTTCAGCATCAACAAAAAATTCTAAGTCAATTCTATCATCATAAACTCTTCTATACGCATGTCTCTGAGTGACACCATGAAAAGTATTGTTGAGTTCAAGGGTCGCAAGATTTGAACCAGGCAAACTCGCATTAGAACAACGAAGATTAAGATTATCTTGTCCTTGACCGATAAAAGCACTTAATCCTAAATCACCTTGAGGGAAAGGTATTTCCACCTCAAAGAATGAAGTTAGAGCGGGTCTTAGTAGACTCTCTTTTATTTTTGATACTGACCTTATCTTAGGCATTTATAAATAATTTTTACCTTATATATTATGTATGCCGGAAAGTATCAAAAGTAAATACAAACCTTCATACCCTAGAAAATATAAGGGTAATCCAAACAATATTATATGTCGTAGTAGTTGGGAACGCAAGTT